AACGTGGGGAACCTCGTTTAAGGGTGTCTGGATAGCGGTGATCTTCTCATTCGCATCAACACTTGGAGGTGGCATCTGGGCCACCTCTGAGTTCTTCTCACGACTCGAAGCACTGGAAGAAAGTGTGGTGGAGTCTCAGAACAATACAAAGACCGTCGAACAACGGTTCGATGATCTACGGACATCGTGGACGGATGACAAGAAGACCATGTCATCTGACATCAAGGTTGCACAACAACAGATCCAAGATGCGGGTATCGATCAGTTGCAGGGCAAACTGGCCGAACTGGGTACCAACCTCGCCACGATCATGAATCGTCAACAAGAGTTGTTGGATTTAGCGGACGATGTAACTAACCTAGATAAGAGTGTGAATGACATGCAGAACACTGTACAACGTGCAGAAATGATCACACAAGAGGCACAAAAGTTGCAGTCCACGATAAATAGACATGGACAAGAGATTGATAAATTATGGGAGGGCTTGGATTTCCTAAGTAATCCCTACGGGAACTAAATGAAACTATTCGATGAATTAGATGATAAAAATTTTGAGTTATATGCCATTAGGAGTTACTACAATCCGACATGCATAGATCCCGATGAATTCTATGAGGATCTAAAACGTTTCAAATACGTAAAGAGGTTGATCACCCGATACAAGGATAACGGGAACCCGCCAGTAAATTTGTTACTAAACCACTTAGTCATTATCTTCAATGTGTTCGGCATCGAAGCCGGACTCAAGATGTTGGAACACAAGATTCCACTCATCGAAGATTGGGAGATAATAAAACCGTTCCTCATCTATCTCAAGATTATTGAAAATACTAAATATGTAAGTGTCCCTATGGACAATCGCATAGTTGAAGAACTGAGGAAAGTATAGATGTCATTAGCGAACCGCGCAGGTGATTTATATTACACGTTTCGATTTTTGAAAATGTTAACCACACCCTTTAATGAGACAGATGCCTTTAAGTTGGGCATCATCGATGAAAAGGGACAGCGCATCAAATCTAAACAGGTCAAGACCAGTGAAGAGAAAGATGCATATACAACGTTCCATCGTCTCGTGTTTAATATCAAGAAGTTGTTAGAGAGGTTGCCTGGCGGTGGAAGTCGTCTCGCATCATATGCCGCAGGCCTATTCCTGATCAAAGAAAAGTACGGACTATCAGACAACTCCATTAATAAGATCTTAGATAAGTCTGGTTTGGAAACACTCGACTTCATTTCAGAACAATCTGGATGGTACATCCTAGAGGACAAAGAACTTGCACAGGGTGTATATAAACTACGAGAAGACAAGTTAGAAACTCTACAGTGTCAAGATGTAGCTCGTGCAGGGGATACCATTCGAGTCAAAGAAGGGTGTATGCCAATCGGTAATCTATTCGGTCTGGATATCTACATGGTCGAACATATAAATAGCAGACAGTCTTTATACGTAACCGTTGGAGAGATCTACCGATGAAAGATTTTAAAACTTATGTGGAAGATGCCATGGCCGGAGTAACTACTGCGGCGGATGCAGGTATCCCCCACGACACCAAGGACATGGGTCCAAAGAAAAAGAAACACAAAGTGTTAACTCGAAGTTATATAGAAATAGCGGGCAAAAGAAAGCGCGTAGTACGATAATAGGAGATAGATTATGTTGAGCGGACTGTTGGGTTCCCTCGTGGGTTTTGGCGGAAGTGTCGTCCCCGCGATCACAGATTATTTTGGAAAGAAACAAGATCAGAAGTTTGAACTCTCAAAGATGGAAAAACGCGCTGAGTTAATGCAAGCGGGTTACACTCAAGAACTAGAAATGTTTGAACGACAGGCGAGTGACAAAGAACACGAACGTCTGATTCAACACGACATTTCAATCAATCAGGGTACCGGAATCATTGCAGGGTTGCAAAAATCCGTTCGTCCGGTCATAACCTATAGTTTTTTCGCATTGTTTGCAACGGTAGAAGTCACACTTCTCATGGAAGCAATCAAAATGGAGATGCCACTCAATGAGGCATTAGCTGTTCTTTGGGATGATGACACGAAGGCTATCTGGGCCGCGATAGTGTCTTTCTGGTTTGGTTCTCGTGCAATAGAGAAATCACGTTCACGTTTGTCCAAATAAGTATTGATTAATACCACTACATGTGGTATACTTTCATCTCATCAACACAAGGTAACAATAATGTCAGTGAAAATTGATAAGTCCCGTGACGCTCTATTAAAAGACTATGCAGTTGGGATGTTAAAAGATTTCTATCTCAATGATTATGAAGACTCCCCCCAAGAAGGTTACCGTCGTGCCGCGACTGCATGGTCTAACGGCGACGAAGAACTCGCACAAAGGTTGTACGACTATGTCTCAAAGAAATGGTTCATGTTCGCCTCGCCCGTCCTTAGTAACGCACCGAACGGTCATGGAAAGGGCAAGGGGATGCCGATCTCGTGCTTTCTTACGTATGTCCCTGATACTCTTGAGGGTCTTATTGACCATACTTCTGAGTTGCGCTGGCTTAGCGTTTATGGTGGTGGCGTCGGTGGTCACTGGAGTGATGTTCGCACAGTTTCCGATGTTGCTCCAGGCCCTATCCCATTCCTTCATACTGTAGACGCAGACATGATTGCCTATCGTCAAGGTAGGACACGTAAAGGATCATATGCGGCGTACATGGATGTGTCGCACCCCGACATCATCGAGTTCTTGAACATGCGTATTCCCACGGGTGACGTGCAACGCAAAGCACTCAACCTACACAACGCAATCAACATCACCGATGAGTTCATGCAGTGTGTCAAATACGGCGACTTCTTTGATTTGCGTGACCCCAAAGATGGATCAGTCAAAGACTCTGTTGATGCACGAAAACTATGGGAAAGAATTATTGAGGTGAGGTTCCGTACAGGTGAACCCTACCTAAACTTTATTGACACAGCGAACAATGCGTTACCTCAACCTCTCAAGGATCTGGGCCTACGCATCAACGGTTCTAATCTGTGCAATGAAATCCACCTACCCACGAGTGCGGAACGTACTGCGGTTTGTTGCCTTTCGTCTCTAAACTTGGAGTATTATGATGAATGGAAGGATACAACTATTGTCGGGGATCTTATTAGGATGCTTGATAACGTATTGCAGTACTTCATTGACAACGCACCTGACACAGTCTCCCGAGCAAAGTTCAGTGCAGAACGAGAACGGTCAATTGGTTTGGGAGCAATGGGTTTCCATTCCCTCTTACAAAAACACGGAGTTGCTTGGGAGTCTGACAAAGCAAGGGAAATCAACAGTGTTGTGTTCAGCCAAATCAATAGGGACGCAGTTGCAGAATCCGAACGCCTTGCCGAAGAACGAGGAGAGTATCCCGATGGCGTGGGTTCAGGTCGGAGAAACTCGCATCTTCTTGCTATTGCCCCCAACGCTTCATCCGGTGTTATACTGTCTACGTCCCCAAGCATCGAACCCTCAAAGGCGAATGCCTACACCCACCGAACAAGAGCAGGTAGCTTCCTCGTAAAGAATCCCTACCTTGAAGACTTGCTAGAAGAGAAGGGTGAGAACAACGAGAGTACATGGACATCGATCATTACCAACAAGGGTTCGGTACAACATCTACCGTTCCTCAACGAAGGTGAGAAGGCCATATTCAAGACTGCACAAGAACTTGATCAGATGTGGTTGGTCACTCATTCCGCAGACCGTCAACCCTATATCTGTCAAGGTCAGTCGGTCAATCTGTTCTTCCCTGCTGGCGCACAGAAGTCATATGTGAACAAGGTGCATCTTGCTGCGTGGTCGAAAGGTCTCAAGGGTCTATACTATCTCCGTACCGAAGCAAAGTCTCGTGCGGAGAACGTGAGTGAGAAGGTCGAACGAGTTGCGTTACAGGATGATCAACGTAGCATAGTTTATTCTAAAAAGAATTGTCCTTTCTGTGCCATGGCCATGGAAGAACTCAAGTTGCGTGGCATACCTTTTGACAAGGTTGATCTCGAAGAAATTGGCAAAACTGCCGCAGAAGTAACAGGTCGAAAGGTAAATACAGTACCACAAATTTATATTGAAGGTGAGTATGTGGGTGGTTATGATGACCTAATGGCAAAACTAAACAATACTCATGTCGAAGAATCCGAAGAATGCAGGGCTTGCGAGGGGTAAATGGAAAGACCAGAAGGTTTTAATAACGATTGGGGTAAACGTAGAGAACTCAAACCAATCGTTGGAATGTATGAAGGTCATGATTCGAGTATAGTTTTCTATCTACCGAAGACGGATGATTGGGTCATCTACGAACTAGAGAAAGTGACCGGAATAAAACATTTCTCTATGTCACGGGGATTCAAAAATTTATTTGAGAATGGACCATACACGGTAGCTGGGCCCTCAAACACCCCCAACAATGTAACCCAGGCCGTAAAAAAGTGTCTAGTCAATCTCAAGAAAGATTTCGGTATTGAGAATGATTTCCTTGTATTTCATGTGATGCCTATTCATGCATCAAGAAATGATAAAGAGGTGCAATTCGGAAATCAGGGATTTGATTACACAGTGTTAAACTGTCCTAGTTATCATCGAGCTCGGATGAATCACCATGAAGGTCATACATGGGGAGCATACATGACTTGCCCTTGGTCATCTGCGGCAATATTGTCTTGGGATGCAGGTGGTGACAGTACCACGATGATGTTCAGTAAGATCAAAGATGGTTACATACAAAAACGAACAGAGTATCCGATTGCTCGTGTTAGTTATATGTGGCAGATGCTTGGAATGATGATGGAAATCATTGTCAAAACTAAAAACGCATTAGACTATGCGGGTAAGATGATGGGACTTTCTGCATACGGTAAGGTACATGCAGAGAAAGCCAAGGAGATGATGCCTGAGATTAAACGGTTGATGACCACACAGAGGATGAAACAACACGCAAGACAGTACTCTAAAGATTTGTGTGCTCTTCACTTCCCGTATTTTAAAGAGACTGGTACCTTGAACGATGAAGATTCTGCGATCCTTTGTTATGCGATTCAGAAGACAACCGAAGAAATTGTTATTGAAATGATACGAGATGAGTTCCTTGACGACATACACGAGATGGACAGTCAGTTAATCATCACCGGCGGTACTGCAATGAACATCCTTGCAAACGAGGCCATTAAGGAAGCATTTCCCGACATAAAGGTATTTGTTCCTTGCAATCCGAGCGACGATGGTATATCATGTGGCTTACTTGAACGAGAAAAGGATTTCTTAATATGGGATGAGTTTCTAGATCGTATGATACGGGGTTGGGACTTTAAATACAAAGGACCATATCTCATGGATCACCACCATATCGATGTATGGCGGCATGAACGTGGTGCAAATGAAACGAGTATGAAAGAAGTTGCTTCGTTATTAAAACAAGGTAAGATCATTGGTTTTCTGAATGGTCGAAGCGAAGTGGGACCAAGATCATTAGGTAATCGTTCTATTCTGTGTGACCCGTCACAACCGAATATGAAAGACACATTGAATGCTAAGGTGAAATTTCGTGAGTGGTTTCGGCCGTTTGCACCGATGTGTAAACTAGAAGATGCTGATACATACTTCGATTCCCGTGATTATGAGTTCATGGATGCGATGCAGTTTGGTATAAAAGTAAAACCAGAATGGCAAGACCATCTAACGGAGATTACACACGAGGACGGCACGGCTAGATTACAGGTCGTCACTCCCGAATCAAATCCAGTAGTTTACGAATTACTTGATGAGTTTGGAGGAGTGTTACTCAATACATCTTTTAATGTTCAGGGCAAACCTATACTTAACACTATAGGTGAAGCAATGCTTATTTTAGACAAAACAGAATTAGACTATGTGGTGATTGTACATAAAGATACAGGCATTCCATATCTATTCAAACCAAGAAATTAAGGAGACATAGTGTCACTGCTAGATTTTTCACAAACATATAAACCATTCCAATACCCTTGGGCTGTTGAACTTTCTAAGAAACATGAAGAGGTTCATTGGATCGAAGATGAGGCGGAGTTAAGTGAAGATGTTCAAGACTGGAAAACCAAACTCACCGGAGACGAAAAAGAATTCATCACACAAGTGTTGCGGTTGTTTACTCAATCGGACGTTCAGGTGGGTGAAAACTATCACGAACTTCTCATCCCCAAATTCAAGAACAACGAAGTGCGTAATATGCTTAGTTCGTTCGCCGGCCGAGAGGCAGTACATCAACGAGCGTATGCACTTCTCAATGACACGCTCGGTCTTCCGGATGAAGAATACCACATGTTCATGGAAATTACCGAAATGGCTAACAAGGTTGATTTCATGAAGGAAGGCGACACATCTACGCATACAGGTCTGGCCCTTGCACTGGCACAGTCTGTATTCAACGAGGGCATGTCTTTGTTCAGTTCCTTTGTCATGTTACTCAATTTTCAACGCTTCGGTAAGATGAAGGGCATGGGTACTATCGTCGAGTGGTCTATCCGTGACGAAACCTTACACGTACAGGGCAACGCAAAGTTGTTCCGTACATTCTGTGAAGAACATCCCCGCATTGTCAATGATGAACTCAAGAGTAAGATATATACAATGGCAAAGAATGCAGTAGAACTCGAAGACAAGTTTATTAATCTGGCATTCAAGGGGAATGAAGTTGAAGGGCTCACAAAGGAAGAAGTACGACGTTATATTCGTCATATTGCTGACCGTCGTCTTCTTCAACTTGGTCTACGAACCAAGTTCCGACAGAAAGACAACCCCTTACCGTGGCTTGATTGGGTTCTCAACGGCGCATCCCACGATAACTTCTTCGAGAAAAGAGTAACAGAATACTCCGTAGTCGGTATGGAAGGCGATTGGGGGTGGAACGAGGTAGCATGAATGTATGTAGAACCCGAAGAATACGAATACGATCTATCGTGTGACGTATGTGAAAGTGAATTAACACTAGTTGTAAAAGACGGTAACGCAGAGTTACCAACGCACTGTCCCATGTGCGGTACCCCACAAGAAGGTGGGGAATGGGGATGACAGATTCCGATTGGTACGGAAGAGCCATAGACCCCCAGCCCACTACAGAGTGGGTCTGGGCCGGTCGCCCCTTTGATCCTGACGACGAATACCTAAAAGACTATGTCGGGTTTGTTTACCTCATAACAGAACGTGATACTGGCAAAATGTATGTCGGTAAAAAGAACTTCTGGTCAACTCGAAAACTCCCACCCCTCAAAGGAAAGAAACGTAAGAGAATTGTCACTAAGCAATCCGACTGGCGTGACTACGTTGGGTCAAATGAGGCTCTCAAACTCCTTGTCGAAGAGAAGGGCCTTGGACAGTACGAAAGACGTATCCTCAAACTATGTAAGAGTAAGGGTGAGTTGTCCTACGCAGAATTAGAAGAACAAATCAAGAGACGGGTGTTGTTTGATGATAAATATTATAATGGTATTATACAGGTAAGAATCTCATCTCGACATCTTGGAATTAATAAATAACTCTATACATTTAATTGAGGTCTGACAGTGTTACGGTTCGAACAATTTCTAAATGAGGGTGTCGATGACCCCGCAATCTTCAAGGCAGTATTCCTTGCAGGTGGGCCTGGTTCTGGTAAGTCATTCATCGTGGGTAGGACGGGTCTCCCATCATTGGGTTATAAGGTCATCAACTCAGACACTGCATTTGAGTTCTTACTCAATAAAAACAACATACCCATGACACCGGACGGTATTTTCTCGCCCAAGGGACAAGAGGTTCGGGGAAGAGCAAAGAAACTGACCAACATAAAACAACATCGTCTCATGGTTGGTCGTCTTGGTCTGGTTATTGATGGTACAGGCAAAGACATTGCTAAAATAAAAACCGCAAGAAAGAATCTTGAAATAGCAGGTTACGATACCGCCATGATCTTTGTCAACACAGATGAACAAACTGCACTGAAGCGTAACCGTATGCGAGCAAGAACCCTTCCTGACGATCAAGTCTCCAAGATGTGGAAAACGATTCAAAACAACATCGGTGAGTTCCAGACGATCTTTGGCAAAGAGAACATGTTGATCGTAGACAACAGTGAAGGCAAGGATTACGTCAAAGAGACACAACGGGCGTACAAAGACATTCGAAAGTTTACGACTTCACCGATCAAGAACACTAAACACAAAAAGTATCTGGATCGTATGGTCATGCAAAAGAAACGTGACATGGATGCGATGCGTAAATAACACTTGACAACCCGACTACATATGTGTATAATGAGCTACAACGCGATAAGGAAATATTATGGCATTTAAGAACACCCTAGATGTATATGAAATTCTAGAAAAGGCAGCCAAGAAACGTGCCAAGAAAGATAAGATTGCAATACTGCAGCAGCATTCAAAGGTATGGGCCTTGAGAGATATTCTGCAAGGCACTTTATCAGAAAGTATCCAGTGGAACCTTCCAGCTGGCAGAGTCCCTTACACTCCAGCAGATGAGTCATCACATCCCGCTTCACTCCATAAAGAGCATCTGAAGTTTAAATACTTCGTTAAAGGTCTCAGAGAGAGTTCGCGTCTTCCCGCAGTCAAACGAGAAAAACTATTTATCGACATGTGTGAGTCGGTACATCCGCGTGATGCGGAGTTACTTGTGGCTATGATAAACAAAGAACCACCAAAAGGATTGAGCAAACAATTAGTTAAGGAGGCATTTCCAGATCTTTTGTAATGATGATTCCCGTCAATTAAAATAAGGAGAGTACATGGTTCAAACGAATCAGTTAGAAAGACTTAGAAAAGACTCGCAAGAGTTGGGACATTATATACATAAACTAAACAAACGGGGGAAAGCAGATATTGCACACAAAGTTGCTAAACGACAATTGTTTTTAGAAACTGCAATATCGCAAGCAGAAACTCGACTAAGGGGGTGATCCTTATCTGGAACTGGCCCTCTAGATTGAGGGCCTTTTTCATTTACTGGAATTACATTTATGCCAACATATGATTTAAAGAACACAGAGACAGGGGAAGTAAAAGAGTTCCTGATCTCTATCTCCAAGAAAGAAGAGATGGTCGAATCTGGAGAGTGGACTCAAGTCCATACAGGCGTACCAGATCTAGTATCCCACACAGGCTCAGTTCTGAGCAAGACATCCGGAGATTGGAAAAATAAACTCGATCAGATTAAGAAACAGGCCGGCGGTAATTCGGGTCTGTCTGCAGAGAAAAAACGTAAGTACGGTTTCGTTGACAACTCGATACATAACTAGATGAAAACAAAACAACAACAAGCCGAATCGATGGCAATTCGCATCGAGAATCTTCGTACTATCGAGCCCGTCACCGAATCACAAAAAGACGCATGGTCATCATGGCGCGAGGGAGATAACCTCGCCATGGTCGGTACTGCGGGTACAGGTAAGACATTCCTTGCACTCTATCTTGCACTCGAAGAAGTCATGGACAAGTCAACACCGTATGAGTCGATACGTATCATTCGTAGT